ACTAGAGCGTCCAAGAGAAGACGAAGAACCCTCCATCAAGGGTTTCCTAAAATACGGAGGTGTCTTGGTAAAAGTGGTCTTTAACGATTTGGGTACGAACTTGCTTCTCCGTACACATTTTGGATTTGTGCAACTCAAGATGAATGAGGTCTTGGTATTTCAAGAGCTGTCGGACGATGAAAAGATCGTTATGGGATGTCGCAATCTGTTGACGTCGGAATCAATATAGTAGTCTTTATTATTCGCTCGTCATAATAGACAAATCGAAGTTTTCTTGGACAAATGTTTCTAAATAATTTTCGCGAAAGACCTCACGCCGATTCTCGTGTTTTTTGGTGAAGATATATTCTTGGTCGCGTTTTTTTACCGACCATCCTTTTTCTAAAGCATTGGCAATAAACACCATTTTTTTGATAATCTTTGGATCCAACGGTCCATTGGCCGATTCTATTACAATAGGCGTAGACGTCGACATCTATATGTTTTATTATTGGATTAAAAAAACATATATTTTACGGATTCATTCGTACAACTCGTATTTTTCTTGTTTTGTTATTTTTTGAATTACCACCGAATTGTAGCTGTTTTAATGTAGCTAAAAATTTATGGTATTTATGTCTCGCTACAGCATTATTATTCTTTTTAGGAACAAATAGTCTAACACCATAAATAATACATTTGATAACATTGGAAAATTCTTTGAATAATTCTTCTTCATTATGAATAATTTCCTTGAATGATTTTCGAATAAAACCATCAATACCTGTGGTCGAAATTGACGGTGAGCCTAAATTTGTATTAAATCTTCGAATACTACTACTATAATATCCACAATATTGCGGATTAGATTTGAATATTTGGTTATTATTTGTTATACTATTAGTTCTACTAATAGTTCTTCTACGATTTGTTAAATACTTGTTAATTAAGAAGTATACATACAAACTATTGAAGATATATAAAATTATGAGTATTAATTTAACACATTTATTACCTTTCAATTTATGAATAATTTTGTATCCAGATCGTTCTGTTCCATTTTTCAAGATAAGGGTCCAATGTAATAAATGAATAAGATTATCTTTGAATGTATGAAATTTTGCACTATCAGTGTAGTCTACAATAATTGTTAATAAATGAATTGTCTCATCAGTAAATCCACCATTTTGAATTCGTTTTCTAACTTCTTGTTTAAACTCTACTAATTCATGTCTTGTGGATACTTGTTGCAAATCATATAATGTATTTATACTGGTTGTCATTTCTTCCTGAGATTCATTCGCAAAAAGTACTGAAATAAAACATTTTAGCAATAGATAATTTATAAAGACATTATCTTGTAATGTAATTTCCTTTATCGCATCTTCAAGCTTGGACAAACTTCCTAATTTGATCGCATCAGAATGAGACTGAGGCTGACTACGTGATGTACGATTTACATGCATAGCTGTTCCCGACGTTCCAGATCTTGCCGATCTTGCTGATCTTGCCGATCTTGCCGGTCTCCCCGACGACCCTGACGTTCCACGTTTTCGTTTATCACCCCCACCTCGAGATTGTGTTCCTGTGCGCCTTGTCAATCTAGCTGGTCTTTTTATTTCATTCATTAAATGTTTGATCTCATCGGTTATCCTTTTTTTATCATCAATAAACGATACAATATTCAAACTATTTACACTATTCTCATAAATCGCAAGTATTCTCTCAATTTCAAACAAATTTTCAGGTGATATAAAATCATTATATGCAACACTTTTATAAAATTCTTGTAAATCGGAAAATACGGCATTACCCATTTTTATCTTAAGAAACGACGACATGGAACTACACAATACACGAAATGCGTCCTTCATTTCTGAAATGATATCTCCCAATCGGATTTGCAAACATGATATTTGTTGTTGTATACGTTTGACCGTTTCTTCAAATAATTCTCCTCCATAATAAATTACAGATCCACCTTGACTCATTGACGACTGACCAGTTAGTTCATCTTCAATTATATTAAATTGTTCTACGAACCTATCTTGCACAAGCTTATTAAAATCCTTCAAATTTTTATCGTTGACTCCTCTAGCATACGCAATCTTTGTATCATCTAAAACAAAAATTATTCTCATTGATTTCATAGCCTCGAATATGGTTTGATCATCTTTGAAAACTTCAGATAAAGACAATAAGGTATTATTCCATTGTGTTTCGGTCAATTTAGTTTCCATACTATTTGTCATAGATAATCGAGAATCAGGTTTGAATCGTGTGATATACTGAAACCCTTCATTAAACATTTCATAGATAGAATAATCATAGTCAAATAATTTACTTTTGCACAATTGATTCTTCGTTTTGGGATCTATGAAAATAACACTTTCCAATTTATCTTTTATTTTTCGATACTTGTCAAGTGTATCTAAACTTTCATCAGTTTTCATTAATTCCTTTAAAAAATCTGCACCACCACTAAACCCTTTATCATCATATGTTTTTTGTAAGTATAATAATACATCCACAAAATGAATACTAATACTTTGACTTTGCATAGCTTGCATAGCTTGCATAGGCCATACTATCGTGGTTGAATGCCCTGTAGATTTGGCTAGTTCATCTATTAGATCACTTAGATCACGAATATCGACATTTGAAAGAAAACTTCTGATAGTTCCGATAGTAGATGATTCAATATAGTATATTGAAAAATAATTAACAGTTCCATCTACATGTTTTCTGAATAAACAAACACAATTATTTCCAATAATTTGGTAATAACATAAATTGGATGGTTGTAATTTAACATGGTTAGTGATTTCTTGTATATCAATAGCTAATGAGTTGATAACACTAAATGCTCGCTCAGAATTAGGATCAGCAACAATGTGTTTACCTTTTAACGAAGTTAAATTATCTTCTATTTTTTTCAAATGGGATCTTGCCAATAATGTTGCGATTGATTCTGATTTATGAACTTGTCCACCTACACTAGCATCATGAATTCTACTAATTAATGGCCCTAATATACTAGTTTTGAAAACAGTGATATTTTCTATTATCTTTAGTTGAGCATTCAGAATAGTTTTCATGTTTTCGACTGAATTTAAATATTCTACGTCCAATTCACCTTTCTTCAATATTCTGTACAATTTTTGCGAATTAGCATTACTATATGATTGGTTTGTTTCAATCATTCTTCCATATAAGCTACACAATCGATCACCTGTTGCATTTACAACACTATTTGCAAAAGGTGCGATCAATGAATTTGCTACATTCCATCCTGTATTGCACTGTTCCCAGTCTCCGCTTCTTTTCAAATCAAGTAAAAACGCAAAAATAATATCTAATGCCTGTGTATGACTACATCCAAATGGATTTATTAATTTATCATACATATCTATAATAAAATTCCAAATATTTAATGTTTTTCCACCATCAGGTAATGGGGGATTAACGATACTTGCAATTGTACTACCGTTATATACACCATTTAAAACATAAATCAGTTCGGATATATATTTTACACCAGGTCCCGAAGTATGATTAACATCAAAATCAGCAGTACATGTTGCTGTAGATTGACCTGTTTTTTTAATACGAACATGTAGTGAAAACAAAAAACGATTATTTTGCTCATATTTATATGGTTGGCCAAATTGTGTTCTAGGCATTAATTCTACGGTTAAGGAAACTCCGTGTATCTCTTTTTTTGTAAAAATATTACTTGAATAGGTTAATTTATTACCAGGGAAAAAATATGATTCGCGACCTGGTATGTGATCCAAACTAGTCGCAGAATCCGCAATATTCGCAGGCGTTAGTAAATTGAAGACATAATCAAATGATTTCATTGTTCTTTTGATACTTCGACCTAAATTGGAATCTACACAAAAGAAACGCGGGGTTGTTCGATTTAGACTGGGATTTAGAGTGGGAAAATTTGTTGGAGGAAAATAAAAATTCAAAATAAACAGACCTATCAATTCTCTTTTTTTATTATCATAATTATCCCAACTATCGCCACTATCCATATCTAAATCCAATATGGAACATGTATCTGCATATAGTGATTTACCCGCATTTAATATATCTTGATCAGTTGGTGGTGAAGCCCCCTTTGAAATTTCATTCAGAATTTGTTTATATGTCAAGAAAACTCGTGTACCCACCTTCAATTCATTCTTGTATTTATCCTCAAAATAATCTATTGTTTGTTCTTCCAACGCTGAAATAGATGTTATTTTATCCGAACTAAGTATTTTTACATTTTCAATATAATCACTACCGTTAGATTGTGGCGCCAAAAGTTTAATATTCTTAACAACTCGTTCGCGAATAGATGCTTCAGCATACCATTCTATTCTATCGCTCTGTTTTACCATATCATGTCCAGTATCACAAATTGCCGCCAAATTTGTTATTTTTGTTCTTTCGGTTCCGTCAATACTTATGCTATTTGGAAATATAGGTGGTTGTGCAGCCATATCTATTATTATATTGAATACTAATACGAATAGTAATAGTAAAACCTAGAATATCCCGATATATTTATTGGAAAAAAATATACATAAACCGTTTGAAACACAACTATTCATATGCAATCCACACTCCCCAATAAGAAACCCTATCCCAAGAACACAGTATCTATAGACGAAAAACACACTGAAATGCTCGATCATTTTCATAAAGTCGAGACCGAAGATATACCTCAGCTAAAACTGGATATAGTTGGATTGAAAAGTTCGATCAGGTCGTTAGACGAAGACCAAGTCGAACAATATTTAAATATCCGCGACCAAATTGACGCAAAAAAGGCCGAAATACGGGCGCTCAAATCCCAGAAAAAGCGGTATTTCTTGGACAATGCAACATATATCTTCGATTATTTCGAGGAAAAGAAACAGATCTCTTCTGGCGAAATAAAAACGGTCAATGTCCTCCACTCCTTCTTCAAAGTCCGGTCCAAGAATCCGGATCGGGTGGATCCCGATAAATACACTCAATCCAAGAAAGTATATGAGCAATTCTGGAAAAACGTATCCAATGAGTTCATCAATCCACAGGACTATATCAATGCATCTGACGTATGTCAGAGTTGTCATAAGGGCGAGTTAGTACCTCAGGATGAAGAGGGAATTCTAATCTGCAACAATAACCAGTGTGGTAAGTTCATAACCTATATCGTAGACAGCTCTAAACCCAATAACAAGGAACCGCCGAATGAAGTGTCATATACGGCCTATATTCGCCTAAATCATTTCAAGGAGATCTTGTCGCAATTTCAGGCGAAAGAGACTACACAAATACCGGAGGAGGTTATCGAGGCTATTCGCGCGCGAATAAAAAAAGAGCGTATTAAAGACCTTTCTATCCTAAACTATACCAAGATGCGCGAGATTTTGCGGAAACTGGGGCTAAACAAATATTTCGAACATATTCAATATATCAATTCGATGTTTGGTATCAAACCGCCCGTTATGAGTGAGGAGCTACACGAAACCCTGTGTGTACTCTTTATTGAGATTCAGAAACCGTGGGCTACACACTGCCCTCCCGATCGTACTAATTTCTTTAATTATACGTATACGTTGTATCAGTTGTGTGTTTTATTAGACCAGACACAGTATTTGCCTTATATTCCATTAATGAAGGATCAACAGAAACAGAAATCAACGGATTTAATATGGAAGAAAGTGTGTAATGACTTGGACTGGTGCTTCTTTCCGACGATTTAATGTATAACC